ACATCAAAAATGTTTGGTGCTGCATAAGCTCCAGCTAATTCTGTTGGAACAATAAATGGACTTGCTAAATCAGCAACACCATTCACAGTATCGCCAGTTCCGTCGCCAGTCAACACATCAGTATCAATTACACTTTCAACTAATTCTGTTGCGTGAGTTTTAAAATCAGCGACAACACTAGGAGCGTGTTTAATTAATCTGTTGGACATTTTCCAACGTACTGCTACTTCTTTGATGTCTGCTTTGAACTCTTTATATTCGCCATCAGCAAGAGGTTTTAATGCACCTTCTGCGATAAACTCAGCATCACCCTCAAGATTGATTCTTTGAACATACCAAATATTCTCAGTCCCGGGAGCAATTTGAGTATCGACTAATCCTAAGATAAAATTCTCAGGTTTAGGAACTTTGTAAATTTCTGCATCAATGTAATTTCCGAACAATTGATTAAAACCACTTGCTACGTTAGGAATAACATTTGCAGTTGTCATCAACGCTGCTACTTTAAGCATGATTGAATCGAATCCGTTTACTTTTTTGGTCAAAATCTCAGTTCTATCTCTTTCAATGAAAGTTATAAGTTCTGTTTTCTTACCATCGTTTCCGTCAGTTCCTTTAGCTTCTAACTCTTTTGTGAGCTTAGCCAAAACAACGCCTTGTGCTTCGGATGCTGATTTTAAAATGTTTATTTGATTTTCCAGTAAAGAATTAAATTTCTTTTCTAGTTCAATCGTATTGTTTTTCAACATTTCAGCTTTCATAGCTTCTAGTTGAACGCTATTGTCCTTTATCATGTCTGCTAAATATTTGCCTTTATCTTCATCTGACAATTTCGCAACCTCTTCATCATTTAATGATTTGAAACTTTGAACATTATCTTTTAAAATAAACCAAACAGGCAATCCTGCTATTCCAGCAGTAGAAACACTATCAAATAACAGTCCTGAGTCCATTCCTGAACAAGATACCGTTATTGTGATAGCAATAAATGCTAATACAAACATGGCAAACATTGTTAGCCTTTTTGTAAATTGTAATTTTAAATTTTTCATTTTAATAATTTTTTGATATTAATGTTAATAAATTTTTTGACTTTGATTCGTCATCTAATAAAGTGTTTATCTTTGGCGGCTCATCTTCCTGAGTGCCTATTTTCAACGGCTCTTTTAATTCTAAATCTTTAATAATTTGCTTCAATTGAAGAAACTCCAAATCAATGGTCTTTTGTTCTTCAACTTCTGCGGTAACTTTAAGCTGCTCGTTTAGGCTATCTAATCTTTCGTTTAGTTCTGCCTTTATATTTTTAATGAAATCTTCTGCTTTGCCTGTTAAATTAGGTGTCAATGAATTTGAACCAAAACTAACAACAGATATTTCAAATAATTTAATCTCTTTTACAACAAAGAAATAACCATTTTGGTCGGCTTTCTTTGGGTTTAAAGCAAGCGGATAAAATTCATCCCATAAATTTCTTTCTTTTGCAACCTCGCTATCTCTTTTTGCTAATCGTAAATCTTCATATCTAAATCCAATCGAATGATTATCATAAATTCCTTCTTTGTAATTTTCTAAATCAGTATCACCTTTTACAGTCTTTGGGATTTTACTTTCAAAATAAAGAACTGTTTTTTTATCCAAAACTCTTTCGTCAAGTACAACCAATTTTCCAACAACAGATGTAGTTTGTAAATGATGGTCTGATTGATGTTTGATTTTTGCCACCGCCTTAGAATCTACTCCTCTATCTTTTATTGACTTCAAACAACAGCCTGTTACTAGCATATCTAAATCTTCATCAATCCAAAAATATGTATTGGCAATTCCCTTAACTATACGTTCGTTTTCATCTACTTTAATAGATAAATTTTGAACAGATTTTACGTTATAATGGTTGGATAATTTCTTTTTTAACTCCATCTTTATTTATTAAAATTTGTGCTTTTTCTTCTGAAATACCTAATATCATTACTAATTGTTCAATAGCTGATGCTTCACTCCATGTCGTTCCTACGCCCGTTACTATTGCTCTTATAATTTCGCTTTGGTTTTTTTGTCCAATAGTTTTTTTAGTTAAATCTTCTTGTAAACTCTCGATGCTATCATAGTCAATTCTAACATTGTAATTTGCATTATCTCTTTTATTCCATCCATCAATTACAAAAGTTACAAATGCTTCTAATAACTGCTCATAAGGAGGTAACACGCCATTCAAATAGAACCCTTTAGTATCTTCTTTAATGTTGTTGTAAGTTGAACTATTTATATCATTGAATAATTTTGATGAAACACCGTAAATAGAACACAAATCTCTCAATTTCATTACGCCACTTTCTAAGATTTTTAAATCAGTTGGTGACATTGCAAAAGAAATAAAATCAAAATTGCCTGAAGTTGTCTTAATCGCCCCGAAATTCTCACCGCCTCCAATAGTTGATTTTAAAGCAATATCAGTCGCGTCTCTTTCAGGTTGCGTTAAGGGTCTTTCTCCTTTATTTGAAAGCATCCCAATTGCACCACGATTTTTAATTAAAGAAGCATCGGCTAATATAATTTCATTTGAAGCAATAAGCGTACGATAACCAGCCGACAAAGGCGACATTCCAAATACACTTGATGTATCTGAGTTGAACATTTTAACCAATTTCAACTCCTCAGATTTTAAAGGATAATTTTTCCCATTGATATAATAATCCCAACTACCAGCGTACACACCATACATTGAGGTTAATATTTTAGGCTCTAAATTTAAAGGTGAAAATACATGAATTTCTGAGTAAGCATTACTACCTATTCCTTTAACTCCATAAAATACGTTATTTCCAGTAGTTAAATAATAAATTAATGCTTTTTGAAATAAATTGTAAAAATTCTCATTTGGATTTGGTTGGTTGATGAAATTGTAGAAATCACCTTCAAATAACTCCTCCCATTCATCTTTTTTGTTTTTCTTTTCAATAATTATCGGAATAGATGTAGCTGTGTTTACTATTCTGTTTATGATAGAATAAACGTAGGTATTGGCGTTAAATCCTTCATCAAAGTTTTTTTTTGGTTGGTTTTTTCCAAAATTAAATTCAGAAAAAAAGGAGAAGGCTCTCGTGCTACCCTCCATTATTTCAGGTGGGTAACCAGCAAGAGCTTTAATGGCATTAACTAATCTACTCATTTAAACATGGAAGGTGTTATCCTTCAAATATTTATTTGTTACAAATGTAACTAATTTTTCAATAAAGATAATTTATTGAATAAAAAATGTTGAAGCATCAATAAATTCCATCGCTCCATAACCGAAAGCATCGCACAAATCCGACCAATCATGACATGGTGTTTCACTTCTTTTGTCGTGCCAAGCATAATTATTTAATGCTTTTTTTAGATTATGAGAATCTTTGGTAACCACTAATTGAAATCCTTGTATCTTTTTTATTCTATGATTTACTTTTTTATCTTTGCAACTCACAATGTTTAATCCTTTCTCCTGTAATGAGTAGATAAGAGTTTTTGCTGCATTATCACCTACTATCATATCTTCTTTGCCACAGATTTTTAATAGTGCATCAAACAATTGTTCTAATCCATCGCCAGCATGAAAGTACTTCTCTTCTAAATAAATTTTTTGATTATCCAAATCAACAGCAACTTTAACCAAAGCGTTTGGATCGTTAAACCCAAAATCCAATCCATAACAAAAAGGTAAAGATTCGTTAAATTCTCCCTCAACCCAATCTTCATAGATTACGCCCTCAGATTTTTCCAACCAACCACCAATATAGACGTGGTAATATTTTTTAGGATTACTTAATTTTAATTTCTCTGCTTTTTCAATAAATGAATCTGAAAGGAATTTTTTAGCAATATGATAGGTTGAATGAATATGTTCAACATCTTCATCATTTGAAACTGTTACTTGAAAGCCTTCTACATCTATTTGTTTGCTATTGCCTTCAATCCATCGTTTATAAATAAAATGTTCATTTGTTGATGGATTTTGAATCCAAATAACTCTATTCTGATTATTAATTGAACGTACAGAATTATCAATGTCATCAAATGTTTTTTCGTCAGTAAAGTCTTCCCCCTCATCAATTACCCATGTAGTAATTCCTGCGATTGATTTTAAATTAGCGGTTTGATTTCCACTGCTCGTGTGTATTCCTGAAAATATAATAAAAGAGCCTGTAATTTTATTGGTAATTTTTGTTTGAGTAACATTGAGATTTTTTAATGTTCCATTTCTTCCTGCAACAATAAGAAATTCGGGTATAATAGATTTCTCAGCAGAAGTCATCGTAAATCGAGTGAACAAAATTCCTTGACCTCGCTCGTAGGTTAATCGACAAATAAAGTCATGTACTGACGTTGATTTTAATGATCCTCTCCCTCCTGTCAAGAGATAGTATCTCTTGTTAGATAAATAAAGAGGTTTGTAAATTTCATCTATTTCGACCGTTTCACCCATTCTATTGGAGAAATGTTGATGTTTGTGTTATCGTTTTCATTCTTACTTTCTATCCTATCTGTCCATTTATGATTAGACTTTAAATTAACAATACCAGCGGCAGTATTTATGTTTCCTTTTTTAGTGTTATGAAAACAGTTTGTTTCAATTTCGTTCAATATCTGATTATACTTGCTTTTTAATTCGGGAAATTTATTAATCAAATAATTATTTA